ATCTTACCAGTCTATTTCTTGCGTTTGCGTTTAGTTGAGTAAAATCTCCACCAACTAAGATCTTGCCGTCAGATTGAACTATAGTAGAATATACATGGGCATTAAAACCAGTACCTAAATTGGTATAAAAAGCCGAATCTTCAGTTCCGCTGCTAATTCCTTGATGGTGTCTTACGATTCCATATTCGACCTTAAAAATTTTATTTAAAGAGCTATCTATGGACAGGCCCGTAATATCTGCCGGAGAAGACTGATTGTTTGCAATCTCAAATTCTTGAACTTCTTTAGGCCCACCAGCGCCAAGTCTTGCAATTTGTCCCGGCTCAAAAAGCTGCTTATGAATTGGTATGTGTAGATACCCAGATGCGCTAACATCTACGCGCTTGGCGATAATTATAACTTCATCATTTTCTGATGTAATTGTAGGAACTGAAGACGCAACTGTCGGGGTAACTGTGCTAGATCCAGAAGTTCTGTCGATAACAATATATGCGATTTCATCAGCAGATAGCGATATTGGAGAATTTGAATTAGAAATGGTAGAAAGTTTTGTCGTTCCTGTCCTTACATTCAAACTTTCTAAAACAATATCGCTTGTAAACTGAAACTGCGTTCCCGTCCAGGTTACCGGGCTATCCGATCTTAAGAAATCTGTAGATCTTAATGTATTGCGACTTTGAATGGATTCTTGAGCAAAAAGTTCGCTTGACTGACCATTTTTTAATAAAGTTGAGGTACTCCCGACGATAACATCGCTTCCGTTTCTTCGAGCAATGATTATTTGGCCATCTTTTACGTTAGTAACAAGATCAACATTTACCGTTAAATTTGAACCGCCAGAGCTTGCATTTAAGCGATCGATGTAGGCAACGTGATCTGTAGTTGGCAAAGTTATTGGACTAACGGATGCCTGACTGATCGTGTTGTCTAAATAATTTAGGCGTGGTTGTTCTACATAAATATCTTGAGTAAACGAAAGTTGATTTGTTGCGGAATCCCATGAAAAAATACCTCCGCCAACGAGCTTAGGCGAAGATCCTGCGCCTCCTCCTGAACCCACTCCTAGTTGAACGCAATTGCTTTGATTTATATTTAATATGGTTCCAGATCCTGCGGTGCCGTCATCTTGAACAACAACCTGACCAATTTTTTTAGGACCGCCGAATACTGCTCTTGGTGCCGATGCAGCACTTGCGCCGTCTGCTGGAGCGGGAAGAACAAGAACTTTAACAGTAAGTCTGTTTTGAGAATCAAGAGCATTTGCTATTAAAGATACCGAATACCAGCGGTATTGATTTGCCGCAATAGTAACAGGGGTGAAGTTTTGACCTAACGGAGTTGTTCCATCTGACTCGTAAATGTTTCCAGTAGAAAAATCAATCTCGGCCCCATCAAATTTCATCAGAAGGCTAGAAATCTCTTGGCCAATAGACCCGGAATTGAGCATCGTGTAATCGACGCCGGTCACAACAACTCGCGTCGAGACGGGATTTTTAGCCTTAAGTTGTAGCTGCCCAAAAAACTTATCCAGCTCGGTATCTAAGCTGCTGATTCCAGCAGTAAGATTTTGTCCTTGTGTCACATTTCTAAGGGGTCCAGTGTAGTTAGGATCTGTATCCACCTCACTGGTGGAGCCCATATAATCAAGAACTTCTTGCGAGGTGTTGTCCGAAATCTGACGATTCTCGCCCTTTTCTAATTCCGAACCTAAAAACCTAACATAAACTCGCGGAGTTGATCCGGAGTTGTCGTTTCTGGATAAAAACCAAAATGTGTTTTCTGTAAATGGAACCTGATCCCTATCTACTACCCACACATGCCTATCGGTAGACGGGGAGGCATTTGTTTCATAAACTCCAAAAGCATATTGCGCTTTTGCCCCGAGCGCTCCAGTGTCTGATCCGGCCCACTCATCTACCAGTGTAACTTCAGAGGTCGAAACTACAGTGGCAATCTGAACATACTTCGTATCGTCATCAAGGGCAAGCTTGATCCAGTCTCCCGATTGAAGGGCTGTTGTCCAGGGAGTGCCTCCTACCGAAATCACCTTTTTGTTTTCCGCCGGAATAAGGCTGCTGATTGTAAATATAAGATTTGGAATAATGTCTACGCCGCGAATGAGGGTGATGTAGGCAACCTGATCATCTGAAAGAACTACGTCCGAGGAGGAGGCGTTTGCTAAAATTTTGTATGATAAATTACTTGTGATTAAATTAAAATAAATGTCATCAGACCAATTAATTTTTCCTGAGGTTGTTGAATCGTGCGAGATGCTACCTCGACCTGTCATTATCGTATTTGCCAGGTCTTGCCTCATTTTGATTAATGAGCCGCCAGTATTTTCAGAATACCAATACGTCGTGCCCTTAATTTCCTTAAGGGATGACATCATGGCGTCCATCCATTCCTTCATCGAATAGATCTGCTTATCTCCACCACGGAACGGGTTTTGGTTGGGAATGCCTGTTGACGAAGGCTCCTCTTCTCTTCGCTTGGGGGTAGCATGGTTTGCCCACGGATAAACGTAAGCGGGATTGGGAGTGGTTCTTCCTGCCGTTCCCAGCCTAAACATCATAGGACGCTGATCTGTAATGTTGACGACATTCCCAGAAACGTTGACCGTTACTTTAGCGATCGGAACAACGTTTGGCGCCCATATGGATGTGGTAATTACTATCGTATATCTAAGGATAGAAGCGAGCGGAACGCTTGATGAAAATTCTGTTTTGTTTGTTGGATTCCAAAAATATACAGTATCTGCAGTAGTGTCATCGGCAAATCTTTCGTATTCTATTCCGACATAGTTAACTGCGCTTGGAGTAAAAGAGCCGCGAATTTTATCATTAATTGTAGAATTTAAAACCTCTGGAGAGGCCGTAGACGGAACGGTGTAAAAAGTACCGGATTGTCTAGAAGTTCCGTGAAATATGGTGCTAGAAGCTACCAGCATTTGAAGACCTGACGCAGCGCCGCCAATCGCGCCCGTCATGTTAAGCTCAAATCCCCTAACTACGTATTCCTTGCTTTCCCCAGTAACCCAGCCCTTTAGAAGTTCGTCAAAATCAGAACTTACCGCACTTTCTATAGAACGCAAATGGGGTACGTCAATTCTTTGGGAGCCCAGCCAACGCTGTCTACGCCTAACGCTCATTTTAAATCCTTTTTACAAGATCTTATTCTCTATTAAGATTACCTATTATTCGAAAAAAACGAAAAAAGGGAATCTATAAGGATAGATATCACACAGTCGAAGAAATTTGACCTAGGAAAATTATGGGCAGGGGAAAATCTTTTAAGACCGACAAAGAGTATACAAGAGAGCAGGAATTATCCTATAAAAACAAGGAGTTACAAAAAGAAATAGCAAGATTGCGAAAGTCCTTAGATAAGCTTAAATTCGGATGGTGTCCAAAATGCTTAGGTTTGGAGGGCGAAGAAAATCACGCCCCTATAGAACCACCAAAAATAAAAGAAAGAACTTGCTATTCATGCGGAAAGGCAAATTTAATAATGATTAGGTATCACAAACCAGACGGTACGTGGTATTATAGATCTTGTCCCCTATGTGGCCACAGAACGCGCAGCAAAAGGTATACGGAAGACGTAAAAGAATAAAGTTGTAATTTTTACAACAGAAAGACAAAATGAAACTTTTTTCTTTAGACTTAGAACTTAATCAACCCAGCAGAAAAGTGATTCAGGTTGGGGCTTGCGCATTTTCTCACAAAACAGGACAAATCGTAGATCGTTTTTTAATATACGTAAACCCATACGAAAAGCTTAGTCCTGAGATAACTCAGCTTACCGGAATACATCAAAAAGACGTAGATACGGAAGGATATTCCGTCAAAGAAGCATACTTTTTATTAAAAAAATTTGTAGAAAAAAATAAATGTTTTAAAAATCCCATAGTCTGGGGATCAGGGACCTGGAACGACTCTCTCTGCCTGTATCAGCAGGCAGATCCCGGAGAGGCTAATTTTATGGGACATCGAGTTATAGACGCCAAAACAATCTACCAAAGCAGCAGGCTTAGAAACTGGAAAAAAGTAAAAGGCGGTCTTGTCACGGCGATGGAAGAGCTGGGCCTTCATTTTGAGGGAAAAAATCACAACGCCCTTGCGGACGCAATAAATACTGCAAAAATTTGGATACACCTAACAGAAGTTTTTAAGACCGGTCCAAGGACTCGAAACCCACAAGGCCTTTGAAATTAAAACTTAATCTAGCAGTGCCTTTTGCATTTACTTGAAAAGTTTGTTGGCTTATCTTGGCATTCGGAATAAATAATATATCTTCGCCGCTATGGCGATCTTGTATCCGAATACTGATATATTCGGACTTCATAAGATCCGTTACCAAAGGCCGGGCGTTGTAAGCCTGAAGTCCGCCCGATGATCTGATCCTCAATCCGACAACCGATCCCGTAACGGCGGAGCGCGTCGATGTTATTTCCTGGGGAAATGGAGAATCTATACCATAGATCTCTTGTTCGCCCGCATCTAAGGTGTATGTGATAGCCTGAGCTTCCTTGTAAATCTTATTATTTATGTAAATCCTAACCAGTGCCCCAGTTAAAACAATTGAAGGTCTAGACATAACTATCTTCTCCCCATATTGCAACCTTTTCGTCGGAAACTTCTCCCCACTTGCCCAAGCCTTCCGACCCCGGGTAAAGAATGTTTATAACTAAATTTACGCCGGTTGCTGTAACTTGTTTTATCAGATCTTCCGCATACGTTCTTCCTGCGACAACATCTGTTAAGTACGCAGGATAATCAGTGCCATTTTTGCTAACGGTAACCGGAGCAGCTTGAGATATTAGGCGAACTTCGGTTCCTGAAGAATGCTCATTTTGAATCTGATATGCAGGGCTAATTAATAATGTTGTTGGACTTGGTCTTGACAAATATGGAACTGGCGCTTCTTGTCTGTCTGTACCATACGATATGGCGATATATCCCTGCTCATCAGGAAATAGCGAAGAGTCTGCAACTTCTAAAATTCTATTAGAATTGGGCACAAATAAGTTTGTTAGCTGAGTTCCAACGTCTGATAATACAAAAGGCTGCGATACATCATAGGTATACGGACCCTCCTGATCG